CGAGGCGCGGAGGTTGGCCGAGGCATCCTCGATTCCGGAACCACCGGAAGAGGGTGACGAGATCACGCCGGTTTTTATCCGGGATTGCCTTCGGGCCAACGAGCTGGGCGACGGCACTTTGTATATCGCGCTGCACCGGGGGAAGTTTATCTACAATAAAAGCGCACAACAATGGATGGTGTGGCGTGGCCACTTTTGGGAGCTTGACGAGATGGACGAGGCCCTGGCGGCGGTCGAGGAGGTTTCTCAAAAATACATCGAGGAGGCCGGGCGCGTCGGGTATCGGATCGGCCAGGCGATTGCAAAGCAGGAAAAAGAGGCGCAGCGCGAGCTCGAAGATATGCAGAAAATGATTTACAGGCGGGTGTCGCGTCTTCGAAGCAACCGAGGTCGGAAAAATTGTCTCGAATTTGCGCATACTCATCCGGACACTCCTCTTGCCGTCAAGGGCGGCGACTTTGACCAGAGCCCGTGGCTGCTGGCATGCCCGAACGGGGTGATAGACCTTCGGACCGGCCGGCTCCGAGACGGTAACCCGGATGATTACATCAGCAAGGCGTCTCCGATAGAATGGGAAGGAATAGACACACCAGCGCCAACGTGGGAACGCTTTTTGACAGAGGTTTTCGACAACGACGAGGACCTGGTCCGTTATGTCATTCGGCTGTTGGGATACGCTGCGGCCGGCGTGATCCGCTCGGCGGTGGTGCCGGTGTTCTACGGTATCGGCAGAAACGGCAAGGGAACGCTTCTTGAAATCGTCAAGTTTGCTTTGGGCAACCTAGCCGGCCCGATCGTCTCGGAGATGTTGCTCGACCAGGGCAGGTCCAGGAGCGCTGACCGGCCGTCTCCCGACATCATGGGGCTTCGTGGCCTGCGGATGGTTTTTGCGTCTGAGACCGACGACGGCCGGCGCTTCTCGCCTTCCAGGGTGAAGTGGCTGTCTGGCAAAGACACCCTTAAGGGGCGCTATCCGCACGACCGGCACGAAACGGAATTTCCACCGACACACACTCTGTTTTTGATGACGAACCACAAGCCAATCGCGCCGGCGGACGATTTCGCGTTCTGGCAGCGGATTCACCTTGTGCCGTTTAATTTGTCTTTTATCGAGGGAGAGCCGACCGGGCCAAAAGAACGGAAGGCAGATTTGGAGCTGGACGAAAAACTCAAAGAGGAGGCGCCCGGGATCCTGGCCAGCATCGTTCGCGGATGCCTCCAGTGGCAGGCCGAAGGACTGCGGCCGCCGAAGTCAGTTGTGGAGGCCACAGAGGGCTGGCAACGAGATGAGGACGTTCTCGGTGACTGGATAGAAGAGCGCTGCGTTTTGGGTCCGGAATGCGAGGACCAGTCCAAAACGTTGTTCGACGATTTTTCGGCCTGGTGGGAGGACAACGTCAGCAAGAAGTCGCCAAGCCACCGGACCTTTGGAAAATTGATGAAACGTAGGTTTGAATGGGAAAAATCAGGTACTATCAGATATTTAGGTGTTAAATTGGCTTTTGAGACATCTGGACAAATGGACCTTGGGACCTAATGTGCAACATTGCCAGATATTACTATATGGCCTTTTTGTTTTTCCTGTTTCTATACAATTATCTTCCAAGGTCCAAAAGGGATAATAAATAGATATAAAACATATTAAATACATTAGGAAAAACAATTTGGACGAACTTCTGGAACTTAGCTGGACCTTGGACCTTAGAAATGCCGGAGCGGCATCATGGAAAACGTCATTGATATTTTGAAATCCTTTGGGATCGAGCCGAAAAAAGCGGCTTCCACAAATGGCGGTGAGTGGCATTCACCCTGTCCTGGGTGCGGTGGCCGGGACCGATTCATCGTTTGGCCAGCACAAAACGGCGGTGAAAAGGCAGCGGAGGCCGGCGCAGGCGGAACGTACCATTGCCGCCAGTGTGGAAAAACAGGAGATGCCATCCAGTTTTTTATGGACTTTGGCGGGTGTTCGTTCGGCGAAGCCTGCGCAAAACTCGGCATTGAAGTGAAGCGCCAGGCTCCACTTCCCAAAAAACTAAAGGCGCCGGCAAAAAATAGGGCAAATTGTTTCGCACCGGAGCCGGAACCAGAAGGGCCTTCGCCCTTGTGGTCCGAGAAGGCCGGCAAGTTTGTCGAATGGTCACACAAGAATCTTTTTAAAAACGATGCAAAACTTCGGTGGCTGCTTCGACGTGGGATCCGCAAAGATACCGTCCGCCGCTATCGCCTCGGCTGGAACCCGGGAGACAACGGCCGGGATCTTTACCGGGCCAGGAAGGGGTGGGGTTTGCCCGATATTTTCAAAGATAACGGCAAACCGAAGGCACTTTGGCTTCCGATCGGCCTGGTCATCCCGATGATAGACAACAACCGTGTCGTCCGGGTCCGGATCCGCCGTTTCGGAAAAACGGAGCCTCGTTATTATGTCGTTCCAGGATCATCGATGGAAGTGATGATGTCCAAGCCTGGCTGCCGGACCTATGTCATCATCGAGGCCGAGCTGGACGGGGCTCTAGTCGACCAGGAGGCCGGCGACCTGGTTGGTGTGATCGGCTTGGGAAACTCGAGCCGAAAGCCAGGCGCAGAGGCCGTCCGGCACCTGAAGGCCGCTGCACTGATTTTAAACGCTTTGGATTATGATGCTGCCGGCGCCAAGGCATTTTCGTGGTGGCGCAAGGTTTTTCAACAGTCGGACCGGTGGCCGGTGCCTGCAGGAAAGGATCCGGGGGAGGCTTTCGCAGCCGGTGTGAATATACGAGAGTGGGTCGTCGCCGGACTGCCGAAGGGGTGGACGCTCGGACCTTCGATATTGGATAGAAAAAAAGAGGGGGAGGCGGCCTGTAAAACACCGGCGGAAACACGGGTGCCGGCAGCGGTGACGGAGCTCGCCGAGTTGCTCGAAGGGACCCCGGTGTCGATTCAGAACACCGAAACGCGGCTACGGGTGCTTTCTCCCAGGACCTGGTCCCGGGAGAATTGGCAGGCGTCGAAGCGGATTTCCGACCTCGTTTTTTTTAACGACGACGTCCGATCCTACATCTGTTGCCATCCGGAAACAATTATTCGAGCTGAAAACATGATTTTGGGGAAAACCGATGAAAAATGATAACGATTTGTGGTTTATAAAAGAAACAACCGATAAAGAAGGTTTTTTTTCAAAGCGTCGCAGGGCTCCGTTTCGTGGAGAAAAAATGACTTGCGTCGTATGCGGGAAAAAAGAGCTTCATTCCCCGTTTGTCGAAGACCACGGCTGGCGATGTATCGACATTGGGCCGGACCGATTTTATGCGTGTCCGGACGAATTTCCCGAAAAAAACTGCGACAAAAGCGCATTAAGGAGCGCATATGCCGAAGTGCTCGAAAAAATAAAGGAGCGGCAAAATGGTTACAAAAATTGAGTGGTGCGAAGAAACTTGGAACCCGATCACCGGGTGCACGCCGATTAGTGAAGGCTGTAAAAATTGTTACGCAAAACGCATGGCGAATCGGCTGAAAGGACGGTACGGGTATCCTAAAAAAAATGCTTTCCAAGTGACGTACCACCCGGATCGACTGGATCAGCCGTTGAAGTGGAGAAAGCCGCGCAAGGTGTTTGTGTGCAGTATGGGCGACCTGTTTCACAGCCTCGTTTCGGAGGATATTCAGGTTCTGCTTCACGAAATTATGTGCAAGGCCGAGCAGCACACGTTCATGATTTTGACGAAGCGGCCGGAGAACATGCGCCGTTTCTACGAGTTCAACCACTCCAAATTTAACGATGCCGGAAATGTTTGGTTGGGCGTCACCGTAGAGACCCAAGACCTCGCCAACGAGCGCATCCCGGTCCTTTTGCAGATACCGGCGGCGGTGCGGTTTGTGAGCTATGAGCCGGCAATCGGGGCGATTGACCTGGATAATATTCGATTTGATAGATACTTACGCGGATCGGTTTTGTCAGGTGCCGCTTTATCGAGAATAGCGGCAGGCCAGATGATTCCCAATGCAACGGTCCCTACGCTTGACTGGGTGATCGCCGGCGGCGAATCCGGCCCCGGCGCACGGCCGGCCTATCCGAGTTGGTTTCGGTTGGTGCGGGATCAGTGCAAGGCAGCGGGTGTGCCGTTTTTTTTCAAGCAATGGGGTAATAGCTGTCTGGCCTCGCAATTGCCGGAAGACACCTGTCAACGTGTCGATGCCGCACAAAACCTGGGAAACCAACCCGATGCTTTTTGGGCGGTCGGAAAAAAAGCCGCTGGCCGTCTGCTGGATGGTGTGGAGCATAATGAAATGCCGGGGCTTTAATTAAAAAAGGAGGAACGTGCGGCAAAAGATGAGCGAGTCTCAGGCGCAATACGGCGGCAACGCCGATTCGACCCCCGAGATTGTTTTGCTTAAGCAGGCGCGGGAAATGGCTCGTAAGAAGGTGGAGGAGGACCCTTCCCGGGCAAACCTAGAGGCCTGGGAGAAGGCCTGCAGAATGATCGAGGAGCGTACGGCGCCAAAAGAGCCGGCAGAGGAGGTCTTCGACAACCGGTTGGCGGTTTTGGCCTATCTAAAAGGCCACGGCTACAAGCTGGCCAAGAGCAAGATTTATAACGATGCAAAGGCCGGCCTTCTTCGCTTGCAGCCCGACGGATCCGTTTTGGATTCCGACGTGAAGCGCTACATACGGCTGGCAAATGTAAAAAAGGTCACCGAGACAAATGCCCAGAGCCGTGCCGTCGAGATTTCGCTCAAAACAAAGGAAAAGGAGCTTGAGAAGGTTTCCGAGCAGGTGGCCAAGCTCCGGCGCGAGCGCGAGGTTTTAGAAGGCGGCTGGTTTTCAAAAGACGATTTTTTCATGGAGCTGGCCGCCCGTGCCGCCGTGCTCGACTCGGGCATGAGACATGCCATCCACACCCGCCTTGCCGAGTACGTGCGTGTCGTGGACGGCGATCCGGACAAAGCCTACCTGCTGCTGGAGAAAATGATGACGCATTGGGACGAGCTCTTAAACCAGTATGCCACGATGGACAGCTTTCAGGTGGTTTTCGAGGAGGAGTAGCGGTGGGCGGCAGGCCGTGGAGCAAAAAAGAAAAGCAATATTTACGAAAACATTATCCCAACATGGTGACCTGGGCAATTGCCATGCGGTTAGGGCGATCGGAAAGATCCGTTTACGGTGCTGCACAAAAGCTCGGGTTGACCAAAAGCGAGCGTTTTTTGAAAAGTGATTGGGGTGGTGTTTTCCAAAAGGGGCATAGGCCGTCGCCGGAAACGGAGTTTAAGCCTGGCCACCGTCCACACAACAAAGGGCAAAAGGGGTTCGGCGCAGGCGGCAGGTCTGTAGAGACACGCTTTAAAAAAGGCAATCGGCCTCATACGTGGCAGCCGGTAGGATCGGAGACCATAGATTCCTGTGGCTACAAACGCCGGAAAGTGAGCGACCATGGCGCCCCACAACAGCGCTGGGCTTTTGTTCACCACATTTTATGGACGGATCACAACGGCCCCATACCGCCCGGGCACATCGTGGTTTTCAAAAATGGATTAAAAGACGACATCCGGATCGAAAATTTGGAGCTGATCACCCGGGAGGAAAATCTGCGGCGAAATAGCCTGCACCGGTTTCCGAGGGAGCTTGTCGACGTGATCCGGATCCGCGGTGTACTGAACCGAAAAATAAACGAAAGGGGCGGGCGATGAAAAACAGGATCGAGGATTTGAGAGACCATTTGTTTGCCACCATCGAAGCGTTGCAGGACGAAGATAATCCGATGGACCTGGATCGCGCCAGGACCGTCAGCAAGGTGGCGCAGACCATTATCGAGTCGGCAAAGGTCGAAGTGGATTTTTTGAAAACCACCAACGCGATCGGTGGAAGCGGCTTTATCCCTTACGAACCCAGGCGGCCCGGCATGAAGCAGCTCGATGAGGACAGCGGAAAATAGATGCCACCTTCAACCCAACACCCACCGCATGACTTTGCCGACCTCCGGGTGCCAATTACCACCGGCTGGCTGCCGCCGATTGTTGCCGAAAAAATACGCACAGGCGGCGTTGCGATCGTCAGGAGGGGCAAGTTTTCACGCGCGGAAAAAAAGATTTTGCGGCGGCGCAAGAAAATCCCGGTGTCGCAACATGCCGAAAAACACCGGATCGTCACCATGAGCTCGGTGCCCGGGCCGTGGAAAAACCGCACCACGCCTTATTTGGTCGGTATCATGGACGCCTCGTTTTTTTCTTCGATCCGTGAGGTGGTCGTCTGTGCCGCCCCCCAGACGGGCAAGTCCGAGGCCGTACACAACTGCATCTGCTACGCCATAGACCGGGACCCCGGCCCGGCCATGTACGTTTACCCCGACGAGAACACCGGAAAGGAAAACAGCCGTGATCGGATCCAGGCCATGATCGAAAGTTCGCCACGGCTGCGCTCCTACAAGACTGCCGCGGCAGACGACATGGCACAGTACCGGATCAATTTACAACACATGCCCATCTACATTTCCTGGGCACGATCTCCCGCCCGGCTGGCCAACAAGCCGATCCGCTACGTCATTTTCGACGAGACCGACAAGTACCCAGAGACGTCGGGCAAGCGCGAGGCGGACCCGATTTCGCTGGGAGAAAAGCGCCAGCGCTGGTATCGGTTCAACAAGATCGCCTGGAAGATTTCATCGCCGACTGTGGAAACGGGCCAGATCTGGGCGGCGATCAGCGCATGCCAGGCCCGGTTCGACTACTACGTGCGCTGCCCGGAGTGCGACCATCCCCACGTAATGGTGTTTGACAATATCAAGTGGCCAAAAAACCAGGCCGCTCGCGGCCGGGCAAAACATCCCGTCCCGGCGGACGTGGAGTCTGGCCGCCTGGCGTGGTACGAATGCCCCAATTGCGCCGCCGCATGGGACGACGAGAAGCGCGACCGTGCCGTGCGCCGCGGCGAGTGGCGCGAGCGGGTGTCCGGCCTGGAGCTGTTTGTGCACCTGGCGCAGCACAGGCCGGTGTCGATCGGCTTTCAGATCCCCAGCTGGCTGTCTTATTTCGTGTCGATGAGCGAGCCGGCGGCCTGTTACATTTCCGGTTTCATCCTGGGCGACCCCAACAAGGCCAAGGATTTCATGAACGGCCACAAGGCCGAGCCGTGGCTGGATTACACGGCCGAGCGCACCGAAGACAAGATTTTGGCGCTGGCAGACGATCGGCCGCGGGGCCTGGTGCCGGGCCGGCACGCCGGCGCAAGCGCGATCCGGGGCGTGGCCGGGCTCACGGCGTTTGCCGACACCCAGAAAGACGGTTTCTGGTACGAGATCCGGGCGTGGGGTTGGGGCATCGAGGAGGAAAGCTGGCAGGTTCGGGCCGGGTTTGCCACGTCGCTTGCCGAGCTGGAAGACATTTTCTGGCGCCACGGCTACAAAGACGCGAGCGGCACCTCCTATCCGCTGCACCTGGTGCTGATCGACGCCATGGGCGGAATGGGCCGGCAGACGCCCGGTATCGGCACCCGCACTTCCGAGGTCTACGAATGGTGCCGTTTGCACCGCGGCATGGTGTTTCCGACACAGGGCCACCGGAAAAAGACACAACCGATTTCCTGGGCGACCATAGACCAATATCCGGGCACCGGCAAGAAGATCCTCGGCGGCCTGAAGCTGTGCCAGGTGGACGTGACCTATTTCAAAAACAAGCTGGCCGCAAAACTTGAGGTGAACGCTTCCGACCCCGGCGCCTGGCACATGAACGCGGAGACCACAGAGGAATGGGCGCGGCAGATGACGGCCGAATACGTCGGCCCGAAAGGGTTTTGGGAGCAGATCGGAAACCGTGCCAACCACGCATGGGATTGTTCCGCCGGCAACCTGGCCGCAGCGGAGGTCTTGGGCATCCGGTACTGGGATCCGGACGAGGTTCGCGCGGCGGCCGACTCTGCCCCGGAGATTCGCCGGCCGCCGGCGGCCGCCATGCCCGTTCAAAACCGACCGCCGGAGCGGGTGGAATACGACCGGCCGAGCTGGCTGGACCGATAGAAAACGACCAGGCCTTGCGGAGAGGGGATGACCGACGACCAGCTCAAAAAAGCGATGAACACCATCACCTGCGCCATCCGTGACCTGAAAAATCCGCGGGTGCTGATCGGCATGGACGCCATCCGCCATTACCTGAGCCGGGCCGACGGTGCGCCGGTTTCGCGGGAGTTTGTGGTCGGCATGATCCGCGACGGCATGCCTGCGGTGCTGGTGCGGGGCACCTGGCTTGCCTACACCAGCAATATCGATCGTTTCTTTGAAGCCGGCACCAGTCAGCCGATGCCGGACCCGCCAGACGAAGGAGAGTGAAAAACCCTGTCAACTACGAAATCGTTATGAAATCGTATCCGTTTTCCAAGAAATCGTAGGGAAACCGGAAAAACCCCAAAAACCCCATGATACGGTGCCGTCACATTGTAATCGGCACAACATCATGGGGTTTTTTCTTTTTCAGGAGACGGAGATGAAAAAGATCTGATGGCCATCAAAACCGCCGCAGAGTGGGTAGAGGAATATCAGACCGCGATTTCCAAGGTCCTGCTCGGCCAGGAGGCTGCGCTTGACGGCAAGCGCGTCGTCTACGCCGACCTGGGCAAGCTGGAGCGCGGGCTGCAGTTCTGGCTTGCCCAATATCGAGCCGACAGCAATTCCGGGCCGTCGGTGAGCACCGGTATCATCGCAAGGTAGGCAATGCACACAGCCAAAGACACGTTTTTTGCGTCCGTGCTGGATCATCTGGCCGCTTCCTATCCTTCCCCCGCAAGCCGTCCGGCCCCAGGATGACCGGACGGCTCCCCCCTTGCCCCGTCGAAACAAGCCGCATACGGCTATCAGCGCACGGCCGCCAAGCGCAAGGGCTCCATGAAAAAGTGGATTCCGCAGCGGCTGATGACCGACGCCCAGGAGGCCATCCAGCGCTCGGAGATCGTTGCCCGCGCCTGCGACCTGGTCGGCTCAGATCCCCAGGCCGCCGGCATCGTCACCACCTTCGGGGCCACCGTGGTCGGCGCCGGCCTAATTCCGTTTCTAAACTTCGACTACAAGTTGATCGGTTTGACGCGCGACCAGTTCCGCCTGCTTCAGCGCCAGCAATACCGCGTATTTCGTAAATGGGTGCGACACGCCGACGCCGGCCGGCGCATGACTTTTTTTCAGCTCCAGTGGCTGGCCATGCGCAACCTGGTGCAATACGGGGAGTATCTTTTTTTGGTGCGCATGTTAGACGACCCGGGCCGCCCCTATTCTCTGGCCTTAAAGCCGGTCAACCCCCAGCGCCTGGCCACCCCGACAGACCTTTCAAGAGACGAGCGCATCAGAGACGGCGTGCAGATCGGCAAAGACGGCGAGCCCGTCGCCTACTGGATCAAAAAGGCGGGCGCAAAGACCTATTCGAACCACAGCAAGGATTTTGTTCGTGTTCCTCTTCGCGCCGGCCACCGGGTCAACGTGCTGCACGGCTTTTTTTCAGAAGACGCCGAGCAGGTGCGCGGCTACCCGTGGTTCACCCCCGCCATGAAGTTCTTCCGCGATCTGTCGGACTTTCTCGACGCAGAGCTGGTTTCCAACATCGTGACCGCGGCCTTTGCGCTGTTTATCGAGGTGGGCGAGGGCGGCAACCCATGGGGATATGCCAACCGCATGGCCACCATCCGAGAGCCCGCCTACAAGTCGGACGGCAGCGCTTACGATCAGCGCTACGAGGAGCTTGTCCCGGGCCGCATCATGTACGGCAACCGGCCCGGCGAAAAGCCCCACCCGATCAAGGCCGACCGGCCCGGCACTACTTTCGACCCGTTTGTCACCCGTATCGAGACGGCCATCAGCAACGGGTTTGGCGTGCCGCACCCGGTGCTGTTTCGCCAGTTCAAGGGGATGAACTACGCCAGCTACCGCTCGGCCATGCTCGAAGCCTGGCGGATCTTTTCCACCTACAGAAGCTGGCTCGGGTGGATGCTGTGCCAACCGCCCTACACCATGCTCTGCGAGGAGGGCTGGCTGCGCGGCGACATCGATGCGGTGCCGGCAGAGATTTTCTACGAGAACATGGAGGAGCTGACCGCCGCGGACTGGATCGGGCCGCCGAAAGGACAGATCGAACCGGTCAAAGAGACCCAGGGCGATCTTCTCCAGATCAAGAACAAACTCAAGAGCCGCACCGAGCACGCCCTTGAGCGGCAGCGGGACATCTACCGGGTGTTTGACCAGTTGGAGGAGGAAAACGAGGAGATGGACGCCCGCGGCCTTGACCCGTCCGTGGACGAAACGGTCACCAAGCCGGAAACCGGCAGCGAAGACGAGGCGGGAGAAACCGAGGGAGAAGAAGATGGATCTTAGCAGTTTTTCCAAAGGCGCGTCGTGGGCGATCGTGCCCGCACATTTCGAGACACTGGCCCGGAAGGTTCGCGAGCTGGAGGGCGCAACCGAAAAGGACATCCTGTCAGCCCGAATCCGGTACAACGCCGGCAAAGCAGAAAGCCGCGATGCCGGCTACGATATTAGCGGCAGCGTGGCGGTGCTGCCGATCCACGGCGCGCTTTTCAAGCGGGAAAATTTTTTGACCTGGTTTCTCGGCCTGCCCACCTACGAGGGGATTCGCACCTCTTTTCGCCAGGCCATGGCAGACCCCTCCGTGGAGGCCGTGGTTCTGGACATGGACACCCCGGGCGGTGTCGTGTCCGGGGTGGAGGCCGCCGGCGAGGAAATCTTCAATGCCAGGGGCACCAAGCCCATCGTGGCGGTGGCCTCGGGAATGATGGCCAGCGCCGGCTACTGGCTCGGCTCGGCAGCCGACGTGGTCATGGCCGAAAACACCGCCGATGTCGGCTCCATCGGTGTGCTCATGGTGCACCTGGATTGGAGCGAGTTCGACAAGAAGATCGGACTTAAAACCACGTATCTGTCCGCCGGACGCTACAAGGCGATCGGCAACGACGCAGAGCCACTGTCACAGGAGGCCAGAGAGGTGTTCCAGCAGGAGCTGGATTACCTCTACAGCCTGTTTGTCGGTGTCGTCGGGCGAAACCGCGACGCCGAAGACCAGACCGTTTTGACGAACATGGCCGACGGCCGGGTGTTCATCGGCGGCCAGGCCAAGGCGGCCGGCCTCGTTGACGAGATCGGCAACCTGGATGCCGCAGTCGAGCTGGCACGGGCCATGGTCGATGACAGCAGCAAATCCAACAGCAAAAGGAGAGCATCGATGGACACCAAAGACATCACCACCGTCGAGCAGCTCAAAACCGAGCTGCCCGAGCTGTGCGACCAGATTTTCAAGGACGGCGGCGCCAGCATCGACGCCGAGGCCATTCGCGCCGAGGCGGCCAACAGCACAACCCACCAGGTCCTTGACCTGGCCGTTGGCTTTTTCGGAGAGAAGCTGGGCGAAAAGTTCGCGACCCTGGTCGAGACCGGCGTCACCCGAGACCAGCTTGCCGCCATCCAGGGCACGCTTCCCGCCGGAAACGACACAAACGCCGCCATGGCCGGCATGCTGTCGGCCCTTCAAAACACCGGCGCCCCGGACCCTGGCACCGGCGACGGCGGCACAGGGCAGAGTGCAGACTTCATGTCCCTGGTCAACGATTACCGAAGGCAAAACAAGTGCTCGTATGCCAAGGCCATGAGCGCGGTTCGAAAGAGCAACCCGGAGTCGCACCAGGCCTACTTGCGGCAGGTCAACCAAAGCGCGTAGGCCGCTTGACAAACGTCGCGGCGGGCTGCCGCCGCAAACGATACGCAACACCAGACAAGGAGGGTACAAATGCCCTGGAACGACGGAGTCGCAACGTTTAAGGCCGGCGAAGCCCTGGCGGCCAAGCGCCGGGTCAAAATCGAATCCGGCACCACCAACGATCCACCCGAGGTGGTCTACGCCGATGCCGGCGAGGACTTTATCGGTGTTACCGAGTACGACGTGGCAGACGGCGACATGGTGGCGGTCAAGCTCAACAACGCCCCCGGAATTTTCGAAATCGAGTGTGTCGTAGACTCGGCCATCGCCCGCGGCACTGTGCTTTATGGCGCCGCAGACGGCAAGGTTTCCGATGCCAGCAGCGGCACGGCACAGGGGATCTCCGTGGAGGTCGGGGCAGACAACCAGCACATCCAGGTGGCGCTGTGGAACGTCAAGGCCACCACCGCCTGGCCGAGATCTACCAGGATCTTTTGTCGGCACAGCGCTTCATCCCATTACCTCTCACCCAATGGCGCGAAGTCGGCAGCAACGACATCCAGAACCTGGCCGCGCACGGCGGGACCCTGGCCAAAGACTCCACGCCGATTTTGGAATACACCAACGGAGACACCGACAGCGCGCTGCGCCTGAATTGGGCCACGTCAGACGTCAATCCAATCGTCACAGAAGTTCCCCTTCCGCCGGATCTGGACACCGGTTCCGACGTCGTCCTGCATTTTAGGGCGGCCATGAGCGGGGCCACAGACACGCCCACCGTGGCCAGTGACGCCTATTTCAACGAGGGAGACACCAAGGTCGAGGACGTCAGCGCGGCCGTATCGGGCGCAACCTACGCCGAGAAGACCATCACCATCGCCGCGGCAGATGTTCCCGCCGGCGCCCAAACGCTGACCATCGAGCTGACCCCCGGGGCCCATGACAATAGTGCGCTTTACGCCACAGCTTTCTGGCTCGAATACACCCGGTCGATTCTGACCTCGTAGGCCAGGCCGGTAGGCAACCTCAAAGACACCGCCGCCATTGCGGCCACACGAGGGTGGAAATGCCCTGGAACGAAAAAATAGCAACGTTTAATGCCGGAAAGACCCTGGCGGCCAAGCGCCGGGTCAAAATTGAATCCGGCACTACCAGGGATCCACCCGAGGTGATCTACGCCGATGCCGGCGAAGACTTTATCGGCGTTACTGAGCATGCCGTGCTAGACGGCGACATGGTGGCGGTCAAGCTCAACAACGCTCCTGGAATTTTCGAGATCGAGTGTGTCGTCGACTCGGCCATCGGCCGCGGCACTGTGCTTTATGGCGCCGCGGACGGCAAGCTCTCCGATGCCAGCAGCGGCACGGCACAGGGGATCTCCGTGGAGGTCGGGGCAGCCTGGCCGAGATCTACCAGGATCTTTTGTCGGCACAGCGCTTCATCCCATTACCTCTCACCCAATGGCGCGAAGTCGGCAGCAACGACATCCAGAACCTAACTTCGCACGGCGGGACCCTGGCCAAGAACTCCACGCCGATCCTGGAATACACCAGCGCAGACAGCGACAGCGCACTGCTCCTGAAATGGGCCGCTTCGGATGTCAATCCCATCGTCAACCAGATTTCTCTTGCGCCGGATCTGGACACCGGTTCAAACATCGTCCTGCATTTCAGGGCGGCCATGAGCGGGTTTACAGACCATCCGTTTGTTTATATCGATGCGTATTTTAATGAAAAAGACTTTAAAATCGAATACATGAGCAGCTTTCCCATTTTGGGCGGTGCATTAGATGAAACGAGGATCACCATTTTAGCATCAAAGGTTCCTGCGGGCGCCCAGACCTTAACCATCGAGCTGACCCCCGGGGACCATGACAACGACGCGCTTTACGCCACCGGTTTCTGGCTTGAATACACCCGGTCGATTCTGACCTCGTAGGCCAGGCCGGCATGCAATTTTAACGACATAGCCGCCATTGCGGCAATAAAGGAGGAAAACCCAAATGAGACCGAAAACCGACGCAGTCGTCTATCGGCCGGACCTGGGGGCCATGGTACTCGAGTATGCCGAGGGACCCAGCATGGGCTTTATCGGCTACGAGCTGTTTCCAGTGTTTCCGTCGCCGATGAAAGAGGCAAGCTTTCCGGTCGTGCCCAAAGAGGCTTTGCTCAAGCTCAACACCGTGGACCGCGCCCCGAGGGGCCGGTACAACCGCGACGATTTTGAATACGAGCGCGGCACCTACCGCACCTCTGAAAAAGGATGGGAAGAGCCGGTGGACGATGACGAGCGGGCCACCATCGAGGGCGAGATCTACACGGGCGTTGCAGACGAGATCGCCGTTGAGCGCGCATGGGGCACAATCATGCGTGCGGCAGAATACCGCATCGCCCAAAAAATCCAAAACACAAACAACTTCACGGCGCATGCGGTCACCACCGAGTGGGACACGGCAGCCACATGCACCCCGGTAGACGACGTCAACGACGGCGTGTCCGCGGTCAGAAGCGCATGCGGCATGGTGCCCAACACCCTGGTCATCGCCTGGCAGACGTTTCAGGACCTGAAAAACTGCGACCAGGTCGTGGACCGGCTCAAGTACACCTTCCCGGGGATCGACATCAACCGAATGAACGTCGAGCAGCTTGCCGCCGTTTTTAATATCTCAAGGGTGCTGGTGGGCGGTGCGGTGTACGACTCCGCCGGCAAGGGCATCGCAAGCACGGTGACCGACATGTGGTCCAGCGAATACGCCTTTTTGACCATCACCGACGGCAGCCGGGATCTGCGGCGCCCGTCGCTGGGGCGTACCTTTTTGTGGACGGCCGACTCGCCCCAGAACCCGGTGGTGGAAAGCTACCGTGAAGAGCAGATCCGCAGCGACATCTTCCGGGTCCGCCACCACGTGGACGAGTGTTTCATCCAGAGCAAGGACAGCGACGGAACGGCGGTTTCCACGGTTTACGATGCCGTAAGCTATCTGTTTTCCAACATCCACACCTAGCAGCCAATGGCCGATTCCGGCGGGGCGGGGGAAAAAGATTCCCCCGCCCCGGGGAGAACGAGACGATGAAACATGCAACAGAGCCAAGCGACATCCTTTCGGATTTGCCAGAAGGTCTTGCAGCTGTCCTGGGGGGGCTGGAAAAAGCCGGCTTTACGCTTCTTTTCGACGCAAAACTGGAGGACTGCCGCAAAAAAGACGGCGCGCGCCTGCGTACCTTTACCATGGCGGGCCGTTACGGTCTGGCCCTGGTGGCGAAAAACCCCTCTTTGCTTGCCGAACCGGCTAAAACCGAAGCGGCGGCCCAGCTGGAGGCGGAAAAGCGGGATTTGAAAAAAGCGCTTGACAGGGCCTTTGCAGACGCGGCCGCCTTGCAGGACGCATACAGTGATTTGTCCGGCCGCTTTGAAAACATGGCGGCAGAAAAGCTGCAGCTGGAAAACCAGATCGAGGAGCTGAAACATCCGCCGCTAAAAGACCCGGAGGATATGACCGTATCGGAGTTGGAGGCGGAGATCGCCGGCCGCGCCAACCTCGCCTCCGGGGCGTTAAAGGCCGACTATGTGTCGGCGGTGAAAAAACTCCGGGCAAAGCACAAGGCATAAATTATCGCGATGACCGACATTTTCGACCAGATGGCAGAAGATCTTTTCTCGGTGCCCGGCATCGGCACGGAGGCTGTTTTTACGCCGGCAGCCGGCGTGCCGGTGACGCTGAACGTAAGCCACACCCGCGAGAACGTGGCCCAGATGCCGGACGGCTACGATTCTGGCACCTGGGGCTGTGACGACATGATCGAGTTTATCTACAGCGACATCGGCCGCGAACCGGCAAAAGGAGAGCAGTTTGCCATCGGCGATGTCAAGTGGACCGTGCAGCGGGTGGTGGAAAAAGACGGCAAGTTTTGCAAAGTGGCGGTCAAATCATGAGCGCCGGAGTCGAGGTCCGCGGCGTGCGCGAGGCGGTGGCCGGGCTTCGCACCTTCGGCGCAAAGAGCACCGGCATGATGAGCCGGTCGATCAACAAGACGCTGACCGGGGTCAGAACAGACGGCACCAACCTAGCCGCCGCCGAGTTGAACCTGAAAAAAAAGCAAATCCGGGACGCCATGCGGCTGATCAAAGCATCTCCCAAAACGTTGCAAGCCCTTTTCAAACGAAGCGGCCGGCCGATACCGCTGATCCAGTTTATCGGCACGCGGGCGCTGAAGCGCGGCGGCATTTCGGTAAAGGTCAAAAAGTCCGGCCGCCGCGTGAAGCTGGAACATGCGTTTTTGGCCACCATGGCTTCCGGCCATGTCGGTGTGTTTGCGCGGCGCTACGGCAAAAAATATCAAAAAGACGGGCGCCCGTGGCAGCCCAACGCTTCATACGCCAGGCTTCCGCGAAAATACCGTCTTCCGATTGAAGAGCTTACCGGCCCCCGTGTGGAAGACATCCTGGGCCGGCCGGACGTAATGGCCGAGCTGCTGCGCCTTGCCGGGATCCGGCTGGACAAGAACATCGAACACGAAATCTTCCGGGCTCTAAAGGGGATCTGACATGCCAGACACCATCCGCGAACAGATCATATCCGCCATAGAGACCCGGCTTGCCGCCATTCGCACCGTGCGTGGCTTTGCAACCGATTGCGGCCGCCACGTATTTCGTGTGCGCCATCACCTGGACCCTGAAAACGAACTCAACGCGGCGGTGATCTGGCCTCAGCCAGAAGAGCCGGACCGCGAATATTCCCGGGCTCAAATCGTCTTTCCGGTAAAGGTGGAGCTTTACCACGTCATCGGCACTGGCGAGCCTTCGGCCCTTTCAGAGGCGATGCTCGGCGACGTCATCGAGGCCATGACCGGGCCTCAGTTTTCCATGGATTTTGTTTCCGGCGGCACAACCGACGTCGTGCCTGGAGGAACCGTCACCGGGGCATCTTCTTCGGCAACGGCCGTTGTTGAAACGCTGAGTGTGTCTTCCGGCGCCTGGGCAAACGGCAATGCCGCAGGCACGCTCACCCTTCGCCGCCGCTCTGGCGTGTTTACCGACGGAGAAAACCTGGACACCACCGCTCAGGCCAACGTCGCCACGGTGAGCGGCTCGGTATCTGCAACGGCGCCGGTCGATTTGGTGACCGGCGGGCTGGCAGACGACATCTTTTACGCCGGCGGCGGATCAGAGTGGTATCCAGACGAAGAAGACGAGGCCGTCGCCGTGGCCGCCCTGTTTCACATTCGCTACGCCACCGTGCGCGGCAACCCGTTTGCACAGTAACCCTGTAACCAAGGAGAGCGAAAATGCCATCCGCTGACAACGCAAAAGTCCAGGTCGAGGGCGGTCAGACGCTGAACGCCTACGCGGCCATGACAGATTCCGGCGATCACGAGGTTTTCACGGTGTCCGGCGGCACCCTGTGGAGCGGCAAGTCCGGCTACACCCCCAGCGTGCGCCCCAACGGCATCAGTTCCGGCAGCCAGGTGCTGTCCACCCATGCCGACGACGACAAAGTGACCATTGCCGCATTCAAGGCCTACTCTAAGGGCGTCGAGCAGACCGTGACGGCCACCACCACCACCATTACACGGGCGTCCACGGATGCAAAGGCGCAGGTGCATTCGATCGTCATGCAGTCAGACGGTTCGATTGCCGTCGTGGAGGGCACCATCGGCACAGGAACCAGTTTTTCAGAAACGCGTGACGCTGCCGGCGGCCCGCCGCTGATTCCGAAAAACGATGTGGAGATCGGCCAGGTGCGGGTTAGCGCCAGCGCTTCGGCCGCCCTGACCAGTGCGGAGATTTTCCAGACCGTCGGCACCCACGCAGAGTATTACAACTATCCTCTCTGGACGGAAAACAACGTAGGAGACGGCGAGTATGCCTCGGTGGCGGCCAAGCAAAACGCCTACATCGAGTTCGGCTCGGCCCTGCCGCTGATCCACACCGACACCTCGGCCTGCGCAAAAAAGGTCTACATCCAATACTACGAGCCGGAGCTTTCCGACGTCGAGCGCGCATGGAATTTCACCCCGCCGGAAAACACCCATTCGATCAGCTCGCAGCAGGTGTACGGCGGCACGGTGGGGTCGGTGTCTTCCAGTCTCGGCGCCGGCGGCTTTTCGTGCATGCTAAACGACGGGGTTTCAGACACGCTCATTCGCGAAAAAGACGAAATCCTAACGTTCAAGTTCTTCCCGGACCGCGACAAAACGGCCTACATCCTGTGCCAGGGGAAAAACGGCGTGGCCCGCCAATATCCCCCGGACGGGCAGATCCAGGCCACCGTCTCGATCGGGGCAGAAGTGCCGGCGGCAGAGTTTACCAGCTAGGGTGCAGCGATCGCAGCGCCCGGCGCCGTGAAAAAACAGCGGGCCGGCACCTCGTGCCGGCCCTGCCTGGCAAAGGAACCCCCTCATGCCCTTTTTGATCACCGCACACCCGCGAAGCGCCACCGGATACACGGCGGCGCTTTTGCGCCTGCTGGGACAAGACGTTGGCCACGAGACGGTCGGCCGCGACGGTTGCGTATCCTGGCTGCACGCGGCCCCCGGAGGCTCTGTGCCGTGGCTGAACGCACCGGTAACAGACTATGCCTTTTCGCCCCTGCTGCACCAGGTGCGCCATCCTTTGGGAGTAATCGCATCGAGCGTTACGCTCACAGACGAGGCCTGGCGATACATCCACGACCGGGTCGGCCACCCCGGCGGCGGCAGCCGGCTCAGGTGGGCCATGCACTCCTACGTGGCCTGGAACGATTTGATCGAAAAAATACACCCGGCGCTTTTTTACCGGGTGGAGGATTTAAAAAGGCCCGAAACACTTGCCGCCTTTTGCGATGCGCTGGGTGTCGATGTGCCGGAGGCCCTGCCGCAACTGCCCGAAACGGTCAACAGCCGGCCGCACGAGCCGGTGACCTGGTCGGCGTTAAAAGCGCTTGATAAAAAACTTTACCGCCGTGTGCGCAAGCTGGCGCGGCGCTACGGTTATCTGCCGGGCGCTGCGACGGTAGCAAAACCGGTGTCGGTGTCGGTTTTTATGATGGTCAAAGACGAAGAGCCAAACCTGCACCGCTGCCTGTCGTCTGTAGAGGACCTGGCAGACGAGATCGTGGTGGTCGACACCGGATCCGCAGATGATTCGGTAAAGATTTGCGAATCCTACGGTGCAAAGGTTTTTCATCACCCGTGGGAAGACAACTTTTCAGCCCACAGAAACCAGGGCATATCCTACGCCACGGGCGACTGGCTGTATCAGATCGATGCAGACGAGGAGCTTTGCTGCGCCGATCCGGGTGCGTTCAAGCAATGGCTGGGCCGCCTTCCAGAAGATGTGTCGGCGGTGGCCCTGACCTGCGAGGACGTGATCGAAGGCGAGCTTCCCATGCGCACCAACATGGCCCGGGTATTTCGAAGCGGCACAGTCCATTATGAAAAAATCGTGCACAACTGGCCGGTGTGGACCGGCCGGCCCGAGTCGATCCGCTACCCGGAGGCATGGTTCCGCCACTACGGATACGACCTGCCCGCAGACAAAATCCGGCAAAAATGCGAGCGAACCATCGGCCTGCTCAAAAAACGGATACACGACGATCGGCAAGACGTGCATGCCCTGTTCTTGCTGGCCTGCGCCTACGGCTGGCGCGTGCGCGCCGGCGGCGGAGACGCCGACCGTTTGCTGTGTTTGAAGACCAGCGCGGCCTACATCCGCGAGCGGGAAAAAGACGAGCATTTCAACACATCGGCCTATCACAACGCCATCACCATGGCGCTGGAGCTAAAGCAGACCGACCGCGCGCTTACGATTTTGCAAGAGGCGGTCAGAGTGGTTCCAGAGGACCTTGACGTTGCCATGTGCGCGGTGCGCTGCGGGCTGGCCGCCGGCGACCCGTCCATGGTGGTGGAAGGGGCGCAGCGGTTTTTGACGGCCTACGACCGCTACGGCAAAAACCCCGCGGTGGCCGGAAACGCCTTTGTCTACAACTACACGCCAGAAGCGCTTGCCTTCTGCCTGTACTATTTGACGGTGATCCGCCTGGAAGAGGGCATGAGCGCCCTGAACCGGTTTGGCAAAGTGATCGAGCGCACCGGGCCGGCATATCGCGAAGCGATGGAAAAGCAGGTTTCGGGCGAGCTTGCACGGGTGGGCATCACCCTGCAGTCGCCGGCGGCGCAGGCAGTGGGAAAAGAGCGGGGGGCAGCATGAAATTTGACACGAAAAAATTTAAAAAAACAAAATGGCGGCGGCGAGAGTCGGCGGTGCCGGTGCCGGACCTGGCCGAGTTTTTCGAGGATATCAAGGAGTGCCAAATGCCGGTGTGGCGCGTGCGCAACCTTACCGGCCACGAGGTGGGCGCCGCAAAGGAGCGGGCCGACAACGCCAAAAACGTGCTCGAGATCGCCTCCGCGCTGGCCAGCAAGGCCGTGCCCCAGATCAAGGCGGCCTTAGAGCAGGCCCTGGCGCTGACAGAGGCCACCCCGGCGGCGGTGAGCCGAAACATCTACATGCTCGAAACGGCCTCTGTGGATCCGCAAATCGACCACGAAGCGGCGGTGCGGCTGTGCACCAGTTTTCCGGTGGTGTTCGGCGAGCTGGTGGCAGAGGTTTTGCGCCTGACCGGCCTGGGCGACGTGTCGGGGGAATCGAACGCCTCTGGAGGGACGCCGACGTGCGAAACGCCCTCCACCTCTGCTCCGGAGGCGGATTCGGAGGTGGACCCCGGCACTTTCTCTACCAAGCCCGACCAGACCTCTTCCCGCAAGGATACCTGACGGAGGTTGAAAGCGGATTATGGGCCAAATTCTACGAGCACTACTTTCCGGAAAAAGGGCGGTGACCCTTGGCTGACGTGCAAAAAACGGTGGCGGTCATCTTCAGGGGTGACGACGAGGTTTCAAAAACGGTCAACCTGATCGCCGGCAGGATGGACCGCTTCGGGGCGGACCTGGAGCGGATCGCACAGCCCATGGCAAATGCGGCCAATTTGATTTTGAAAATCGACGCGGCCCTGGCCCTGCTGGCCGTGGGCGGCCTGGTCTATGCCCACCGAGAAACGGTGCAGTTTGAAAACGCCCAGGTAGAGCTTCAAAAAGTCATGGGTGATCAGCCCGAGGCGATCCAGGCGGCCTCAGAGGCTGCGCTGGAGCTTTCAAACACTTACGGCGAGGCGGCCGCTGACGTGCTCATGAGCACGGCCGATTTCAAACAGGCCGGGTTTGATGCAAAAGAGGCCATGGGCTTGACCCGCGACGCCATGGACCTGGTGATCGCCGGATCCATCCAGGCATCGGAAAGCTCGGAGATTCTGATTTCGGCGCTCAAGGGCTTTCGCGCCCCGGCAGACGAGGCGCGGCGGCTGATGGACATTTTAAACGCCCTGTCAAACGAGTACGCGGTGAGCGTCCGCGAGCTTGGCACGGGCATGTCCTCGCTTTCTCCCATCTTGTATCAGATGGGCTACAATTTCGAAGAAGGCGCAGCGCTGCTAACGCCGGTGATCGAGATCTTTCGATCGGGGGACGAGTCTGCCCGGGCGCTTAGAACCGGGCTGCTTCGACTGATCTCAGATGTTCCGAAAGTCTCAGAGGCCCTTGCTTCGATCGGTGTGTCGCAAAAAGACGCAAACGGCGAGCTTCGAAGCGGCAAGGATATTTTGCTTGACGTGCAACAAGCCTGGGGCGGGCTTACCGACAACCAGCAAGCCTACATCACCCAGCTATTGGCCGGAAAAGAGCAGGCGGCCAAGATGGCGGTGGTGTTTGACACCCTGGCCTACCAGGTGGAAATCACCGGCCGGGCCTACGATGCCACCGGCTCGATCGCAGGCGAGGTAAACGCCCGGCTGCAGTCGTCTGAGGTGGTGTTAAACCGGCTGGTGCAGGGGTTTAAAAACCTGGCCATTGCCGCCGGCACGGAGCTCAAAAGCGGTGTCAACGACACGCTTGCCGGGGCCACGGCGATTGAAAACGCCCTGCAAAACCTGGTTGTCGCCGGCACTTTCGACGATGTGTTCGAGGCGGTGTCCGGTTTTGGAAACGATTTGGGCCGCCTGCTTCGCGAGATCGCAGACATCTTGCCGGACGCCTTCGACCAGGTCGACTTTTCCCCGCTGCTTGACGCCTTGGGCGCGGCCCGAGAAGAGATCGCGGCCTACTTTTCAGACCTTGATTTGACACGCCCCGAGGACCTGGCCCGGGCCGTGCAGTTTGCCGTCAACGCCCTGTCCGGGCTGATCAACATCACTGCCGGAATGGTAGAGACGTTTCGCCCGATCATCGCCGGTATTGCCACGGCCATCGAGGGGTTCGGTCGGCTCGACGCCGAGGCCCAGCAGGCCGCCGGTAATATCCTGGCGGCGGCCAAGGCCATCGTGGATGCCGGGGCGATCGTTTCGGCGGCCCTGATCGCCATCGGCGGGCACGCCGAAGGGGTGAAGCGAGTCTTTGAGGTTTTGATCGGCACCGTGACCGGTTTTTGGAACACGGTACAGACAGCGTTTGACTCGCTGGTGCTGATCGTTGTCGACACGGTGGGCAACTTGCTCCAAATCGTGGAGATTTTCAACCGGAATCTGGGGCTCGGTTTTCTTCATTTCGAAGAGTGGAAAAACAGCCTCATCGAGTTTCGCGACGCGGCCAATCAGGACCGCATGGCGCAGCTTTCAGAGGCGGTGGACGGCTACTCTCTTGCCTGGAAGGGGCTTTCCGGCCAGGTCGACGAGGCCCGGCGGGGGGTGGAAAACATCCCGACAGAGCGCACCACGCGGATTTTGGCAGATACCGCTGCGGCCGAAACGGATATGGAGCGGTTCAAGCGCCAGTGGGAACAGGCCGCGCCAGAAGAGCGCACGACAACGTTTAGAGCGGAACCCGATCTTCCCACCATAGAGCGTGCGGCCCAAGTCATCGAAGAAGAGTTGCCCGACGAAAAGACGCTCAAGATCAGAACAGACCTTGACATCGCCCGGATCCGTGCCCAGGCCGATGTCGTTCAGACGGCCTTGACGGCCAGGGTGAAAATCGACACCGCCGAGCTTGAGGCCACGACCCGGGTTTTTGAGCTGTGGGGAGACCAGGTCAAGACCACCACCGAGAGCACGAGCGATTCCATATCGGCCCTTGCCGGGGCTTTTGGCGATGTGTCCGGGTGGCACTTTTATGAAATTTTCGACCTGATCGAGCGCGAGCAGCAGCTTCAGCGCGAAAACTTCGAAGAACAAAAAAAACTAAACGAGGCCCAGCGGCGGTTTATCGACGAGCGCACCCGGCGCATGCAGTCCGGCGACGGTGCCCTTATCCGGCTGGAAATGAGCGGCATCTACCCGGAGTTGGAAACCATTATGTGGAATATCATCGAGCGGGTCCAGTTGCGGGCCGCAGAAGAAAACGCCGAGTTTCTCTTGGGGATTTAGCAGATGGTCATCGTTACGACGCAGGCAAGTTCAACCTACGGGCCGGTGGCCTTGCGCGAAAAACCCGATTCGAGGATTTCTCAGATTCCGGTGCGGGTTTCGCGCCGGATGACCTTAGACGGCGGTGTGGTGGTCGTCCATGGCGGCCAGGTGCACGGCGACCGCACTTTTCGAATACAGGCCGACATCACGGCGGCAGAAGAGGCGGCCTTAAAAGAAATTGCCGAAAACGAGACGCTGGTCAACGTGGCCACCATGGACGGCATGTTTTCTGCGGCCATCGAACAGCTCAACACCGACGGAGGGCGGCTGGATCTGACCCTCCTGGTCAAGGAGAAGCTGACATGAACAGCGGACTAAAGATCTCCCAGAAGTGGGATTTTGAGTTGATACGATCCGGGGTGTGTATCGACCGGTGGTCGGACAAAAACCTCATCACTAACGAGGGGCTAAACTACGCCCTGGACGCGGCCATGAGCGGCGGCACCCAGATCACCGCCTGGTATATCGCGATTTTCGAAGACGACCACAGCCCGGCCGCCGGAAACACGTATGCCACGCCAGGTTTTACCGAGTGTACCGCCTACGACGAGGCCAACCGCCAACAGTGGCAGGACGGCGGCGTCAGCTCCCAAAGCTGCGACAATAGCGCCAACAAGGCCTCGGTGACCTTCAACGCCACCAAAACCATATACGGCTGCGCGCTGGTGGGCGGCGGCACCGGTGCCAGCACCAAAGACGACCAGGCCGGCGGGGGAACGCTGTATAACGTGGTTCAGTTCACGTCGGGTCCCAAATCGGTGATCGATGACGATGAGCTGAAAATCACGGTAACCTTGACGGCGGCCGACGACGGCGCCTGATAAAAGAGTAATCCATGGGATATACCGCAGACCTTTGCACGGGAGGATCGGCAGCCGCCGATTCGATCGTTAACTCGACCTACAGCGAAGACCGGGCCTTCGATGATTCCGGCACGATGACCTACGATCACGTGTGGGGGTCTGCAGACGGGTTTCCGCACTGGATCGGTTATGCCTTTTCTTCGGTGCAAACGATCAGAAAGGTGCGCCTGTATCAATACTACACCGACAGCAAGGTCAGCGATTGCGTGGTGGAGGCCAGCAACGATTCAGACACGGATTGGGACGACAAGTCCTGGACGACGCTTGAAAGCGCAACGGGCCTGACCCACGGGTCATGGCAGGAGATCACCTTTTCAAACGAGACGGCATATCAATATGTGCGTCTTCGTGCAACGTCTGGAACCGGCACCAGGTGGTTGGTCAGCGAGATCGAGATGATGGCCTACGAGGCGGAGTCCGGCATCGGCTCCGATGGCATAGCGGTTTCGGACACCTCGGAGGCCGAACTCAAGAACCGCAAGGCGCAAGACGGCCTGGTGGTGGCCGACACTCCAGAAGCAGATCTGACCGACCGCAAGGCGCAAGACGGCCTGGTGCTGGCCGACGCTTCGGATGCAGATTTGGACCGCCGCGAGGCACAAGACGGCCTGGTGCTGTCAGGGGCAGCCGATGCAAGCACGGTGTTCGACGGCCCTGCGGCGGACGGCCTGGTGCTGTCAGGGGCAGCCGATGCAAGCACGGTGTTCGACGGCCCTGCGGCGGACGGTTTGGTGCTGGGCGACACGGTAGACGCCTTCAATTGGACAAGCTGGCTTCAGGCAAATGCTCACCGTGCGGTGCGGCGTTTTTACTTTACCCTTACCGGTACCGCAGACGGCACAACAGACGTTGAGATTCCCATCGAATCCTTCCAGGCCCGGCACAGAAACGGAGACCCCACCTACCTGTCGGTGGTAATCCCCGGCGTGGATTATGCAGACGAAATCAACGACCGGCCAAACAGTCAGATGATCGTAGAGCTGTCCTATCTGTTAGACGGGGTGGAATCGATACGAGAAGAAATTTTGCGGGTGGACCTGGAAGAAATTTACATCGACGAGGGGCCGGTAAGGGGCTCGATCACGCTGACCGGTCGGCGCACGGCAACCTGGACTGGGAAGATCGCGGCGGTATCCGACATTTATTATCAGAGAATCGAAAACGGGGTCTACCGGCTTCGGGCGGCCCCGGACCCGTATTTGAAGCCCGGCGACACGGTCCGCATCGACGGTGTGGACACCTTTACCGCTGGCATGGTGACGTACATCGTCGGGCCTGGGGATCAGCGAATTGAAATCGAGGAGGCGGCTTAAAACTTATCTTTTTTTAATAGGAAAGAAAAATGATTCTTGGAGTGTGGGTAAATCCAAATGCTGGAATAGGGGAGTTTGATTTCAGACTTGATGCAGAGTGCCGCAGCAGAAATTACACGGCGTGCTGGTGGATATTGATCCATGAATGCCGCCGTGGAACCGACGACTACAAGAAAATCCCCGGCTACTGGTTTAAGACCGAGCAGGAAGCATATGCGGATATGGGAGCAAAGGCGATAGCCTGGACAAAAGAAAACAAAGCCAACCATGCACAGTTTTCGGAAATGCTGTCCACTATTAAGAGAAGCGTATCAGAAGTCATGGCCACGTTTGATGGCGGCGGGCAAAACGCTTCCCCGGAGGCTGGCGCTGACAGCTACAGCACCCATCAAGACACTGCACTGGATGTACCGGCGCCAGGGCTGCTATCAAACGACAGCGACCCGGACGGCGATTCCATCGCCGCCAGGATATGTGCCTTCCCTGCCCATGGAACCGTTACCATCAACAGGGACGGATCCTTTCGGTACACTCCGCAAGCGGGTTTTGTTGGCACGGACACATTTACTTACGTTGCCGACGATGGCGAAAACGACAGCGACCCGGCGACGGTAACAATCAATGTCGTTGCTGCAGAGCCGGAACCAGAGCCGGAGCCCAGGCCACCGTCGGAAGACTGTTCAGAATGCGAAGCTGATCTTGCCGAGTGTCGCCAGATGCTCGAAACGTTCAAAAACGCGATACAGGCGGCGCTTGACGCTGCTGAATGAGGAGGAGAAATGTCTTTGATAAATCAGAATACAGGAAGGGTGTGGCAGCAGAGTAGTTGGTGTCCGTGGATCACGATCCTCCGTGATTCGTCCGGGCCGAGCCTCAATCCGTTCGACAACACCCCGAAGCTCACGCAGACAGTCACCATTCAGCCCAGCCCGGAGCAGCCGGAGGTTGAGGTGCCGGAGAATGTGGTTGGCCCGCTGGCAGACATCCAGGCTGCGATCCGGGTGCTCAATGCAAGCTGGGAACAGCTGGCCGTAGCCAGCACCCCATCCATGAAGCAAGCCATCGTCGCGGGGTTCAAAGCGCAG